ATGAGGATAAATCTATTGAATATCGTAAAACTTTAAGTGATAATAACAATTATCAAATCGTTAAAGAAAAAAACGGATACGTTATCACTAAAGCAATTAATGAATCTGAGTTTGAATATATTGAACCTATGAAAAATAGAAAATATTATTCTTCGTATTCACAAGCAATGAAAAGATTAAATTTAATTGCTAAAGAAGTTAATACTAATGTAGGTTACGATAAAAATGTTTCTCTTTTTTACGAAAGTGATAATAATGAAACAAAATTTTACTTAAAAGTAAATGCTAATGAGCAAGCACCTCCTGCACCAGCACCTGCACCCGCTCCAGCACCTGCACCCGCTCCTGAACCTATGCCTGAACCATCACCTGAAGAAACTCCAACTGATGAATTACCTGAACCTGAAATGGATACAGATACTACTCCTGAAGATGATACAGATAAAGAAGAGGTTGTTACATTTAAAACAATACAAAAATTAACAGGTAAATTAGCACAAAAAATAAGAACGTTAGCTTCTGATGAAGAAAATCCTATGTCTTCAAAAGACATAAAATATGTTATAAATTCAATTTTATCCGCACTTGATTTAAATTCTTTAGAACCTGAAGATAAAGAGCAAATTATGGCAAAATTTGAAGGTGAGGAAGATATGGATAATGTTGGAGGTGATGAGGAATCATCAGTTCCTGATGAGGAAATGCCGGAACCTGAAGAAGTGTCTGCAGAAGCTCCACCAGCTCCTGAAGGAGAAATGAGTGAAGAATTTGATGAAGACTATACTATGAGAGGTGCTAGAAAAAGAAGAAAAAAAATTCATCCTGATTTAACTGATGAAGAATCTGATGCTATGTCAGAAATGGTAGAAAGTTTATTTTCTGAATCAAAAGTTGATAGTATTTTAAAAAGTTATTTCAAATACGATAAAAAAGAAAAAGAAGTTATTAAAGAACAAAAAGAAAACAAAAAAGAAATAAAAAATAAAATAAAAACTATTTCTGAAAATGTTGTTCAAGAAGTTGCAACTTTAAAATTTATCGAAAAAAATCCAAAAGCAAAATTAGTTGGTAAAACTTTAAATAAAACAATAGTATTTGAACAAAATAATAAAAGATATTTAATTACTCCAAAGGGACAAGTTAAGTGAATTATTTAATTTACATAAATGAATTAGGTCCTAACTATAAAGGAGATAATATATATGAATTTATTTTTTCTGATACGTTAGAAAATATTTGGGGAGACTCTTGGGAGTCAAAACCCGCCAATGATTATCCACAACCGCCTGAATTAAATTTTGTAAAAAAAGTTGGGATATTAAAAAATAATTTAGTATCTTTGTCTGTGATTCAAAAATCGGATTACTTCTCAATGATTGACGCTATGGATGACGTAATTGCATTAGGATGGGAAAACGAATCTGATAGTATAAATTTTGACATTGATAAAAGATTAGTTTTTAGGTTTGGAGAAACAGAAGAAACTGTTAAAAATAAACTATACGAAAGAGATTTAATTCTCGAATTTGAAAAAAACGTTGTATATGAAAACTAAACAAAAAATGTTAAAATTAATGGAGTATGGTTTAAAACCAAAAACTTTATCAGATTTGTCAGAGTCTCAAATTAATTCATTATATTTGCGATTAATGGAGACAAAGAAAGAAAATAAAGAAGAAACAAAAACTGAAGTTACTAATTTAACTTTTGACCCTGGAAACAATGGTGACCAACAAAAATTAGCTCAAAAAGGTATACACGTTGACCCCACAACTAAAAAAATTACAATGACAACATCGTCAACAGGTGCAATTACTGAAAAGGAGTTGGATGAGTCCTTTGAATCCAAAAAAAAACAAAAACATTTCTACTCAAAATGTGGAGATGGAAAAACAAAAGAACAAAAAAAATGGTGTAAAATGGCAAAAGAATTTTCAGACAAAACAAATTTTAAAAAGTTACCAGAAAAAAAGAAAGAAACTAAAGAAAGTAGTAACTATCAAAATATTGTAAAAAATACCGCGGCACAACTATATAAAAATAATCTTGGTAAAACACTTTCACCTCAATTTGAGAGTAAATTAGAGAAGCAAATAACAAAATTATTGGAGGACAACATGAATCCAAAAATGTCTAAAAGAGATTTTATAAAATTGATTTTTGAAATGGATTACCCGGGAACTAAAGAAAAAGAACCGGACACAAAACCTGTTACAGAACCAACACCTGATATTGATTATGACCCATTTAATGACCCAGACCCGGATGCCCCTGAAGCAAGAAGTCCTTTAGAGGCTCCACCAAAACCTGATACAAAACCAAAACCTGTTACAGAACCAACACCTGATATTGATTATGACCCATTTAATGACCCAGACCCGGATGCCCCTGAAGCAAGAGGAGGAGGATTTTCAATGTTTATGAAACAAGTAATGAATAAAGGAATGTTAAAATAATATACAAATGAGTTTAAATCACAGAATAGAAAAAATATTAAAAGTTAAAAACAATCTTGATAATAAATTAATCAATGAAGGTTTAACAAAAAAAGAAAAAAATCTTTTAGATAAAATTAATGTTCTTACGGAAGACGCGATGTCATTTGACCCTGAAAGTCTTGGCGGAGCAAGACCAAGTAGAACTTTACAATCAAAAATTGAAAGGGGTGAATTACCTCTTAGTAAATTTGGTTTAACTCAAGCTCAAGTAGATTTTTTTACTTCTGAAGCATTTAAAGATTCGGTTAATAGATTAGAAGAATTATTAGGTAGAAGTTCAGGTGTTAGTCGTAGTTTAACAATCGCGAATAGAAATCTTAAAACTGATGCAAGAACCGCGTTTAGTACTTTTATGGGTGTTGTTGGTGAGTTAATGGGAGAACTGATGTCTTTACAAATGGCAAACAAAGAAGAACTTGAACAGATTGCAACGGAATCTGTTGAGAAAGCTATGGGTATTGATAGAGAATTTTTTGATAAAAAATTAAAATTAGACGGTAAATTTACTACAGGTTTTTTATCCAAACTAAAAGGGATGAAAAACAAAATTGAAAAAATATCAGATGAGGAAATTGCAAATAAATTTGCTGATATTGACGCTGAAAAACAACAAAAAATCGAAGACTTAAAAAGAGATATTGAATCCGCCGGAGTTGAGGTTGATGAAGAAAAAGTTAAGCAGGCAGTAGAGTCAACATTTCAAATATCACCACAAACATTAGAAAAAGCAAAAAATGAATTTTCTGATGAAGTGTCGAGAAGAATGATTATCAATATGTTTAGAAGAGGTATGTCATTGTATTATGCAAACGCGTACGATATTTGTGAAGATAAGATAAGAGAATTACCTGATGGAGATAGAATTATAGAACTATCAAATGTTATCCAACCTATAATGTTACATATGTATTGGTTATTTGATGATATTGGAGGTGTCGGAGCAGGTGGAGGTGGTCACATTGGTCAAATTCAAGTTAAGCCACCACAATCTCAAGGTTCAGAAGAAGGAGGGTCGGATGAGGAAGAAGAGGATGAAGAACCTGAAACCCCTAAAAGACCTGAACCACCAAAACAACAATCTAAAAGTCAGTCAGGTCCTTTTATAATTCAAGCAAGAGCGGGAACATTACCTTTACTTGTTCATGAATTAGTTAAAGGTGTTATTATGTTCTTTACATCTGCCGGAGGTAAAGGAAGTCCTGAACAAAGACAATTAGCGAAAAAGGCATCTACGTCATTGGAAACCGAGGCTTATGATTTGGTATATAGTGAAAAATTTTATATTGAATTTTATAAAATTTACAATAAAGTTGTAACCGATGTTACAGAACAAAGAGAATTGACTCCGTTCTTATTAAAGTTCTTGTCTGAAGAAAATAAGGATGTTCTTTTTAGACTAACAAAATCATTATTTACTTTAGGGTTAGAAGAACCTGAATTTGCGGAAATGTATATTAAAGGTATTGTTGAGAAGTCAAGAAAACTTAGAAAGAAGATGGAACAAAATCCTTCTTATGTTAAGAAAAAACAATATGGGTCAAGTGAAGATTCTGATTCAGGTTGGGATTTTGATTTAGATATTTAATTAACTATTAATAATTTTATTAACCCTCATTTAAGAAATTAAATGGGGGTTTTTAGTATTTATATAAAAATGATTTATGAGTTTAAGTAAAGAACAGGTTCTAATGGAATATGTAAAGTGTCATAAGGATACTACATACGCATTAAGAACATATCTACAAACATACGATAATACGGTTTCAAAATACGTACCGTTAGAATTGTTTCCTGACCAAACAAACTCGATACATCTCAAGAGATGGCTAATAAAATAAGGGCGTTTGTTGCTCAATGGCCTAAATGGACGGGTATTGATTTTGCCCCTGAAAAAAATTCACAAAAACATTATAAATTAACAAATGGTTGTGAGGTAAAGGCGGTTGCGACATCAAAGGACGCTTTACGTGGTTTTACACCAACAATTCTTATATTTGATGAGGCGGCGTTTATTGACGCGGATAGTGATTTTTGGGCGGCTTGTATGGCGTCACTATCAACAGGTGGTAAGGTTATTGTTATTTCAACTCCTAACGGATTTGACCCAATTTACTATGAAATTTATGACCAAGCATTAAGAAATTTAAACGATTTTAAAGTATCTGAAATGTTTTGGTTTAGAGACCCAAGATATACAAAAGATTTATATTTTGTTAAAACTGACGATATTGTTCATTACCTTTTAAATAAAAACGACCATAAGAATGTGGAGATAATTGATTGGTCGGATAAGTCATTTAACAATAGAAATTTTGAGGAAGCCAAAAAGATAATGCAAGATGGATTCAAACCTTGTTCAGATTGGTTTGAAAAAATGGTTAAAAAATTAAAGTACGACAAACGAAAAGTATCACAAGAGTTGGAGTGTAATTTCTTAGGTTCTGGTGATAATGTATTTGATTCTAAACTTTTACAAAAAATACATGAAACTTATGTCAGAGAACCTGAAAATAAAATGATGGGTAATTCTTTATGGATATGGAGAGAACCCGTTGTTGGTCACAAATATGTAATGGGGGTTGATGTTAGTAGAGGGGATAGCGAAGATTTTAGTTCATTTCAAATCATAGATTTTGATACAAGAGAACAAGTCGCAGAATACGTTGGTAAATTACCTCCCGACAATATGGCGGAGGTTTGTTATAAATGGGCAAATATGTACAACTGTTTTATTGTTGTCGATATTACAGGAGGTATGGGAGTTTCAACATCAAGAAAACTTCAAGAGATGGGTTATAAAAACCTATATATTGATGGTGTGGATATGATGAATAAATGGAAATATGTTGCAAATGCCGCAGATAAAATACCTGGAATAAACTTCAATAATAAAAGAGTTCAAATAATTGCTTCTTTTGAGGAGGCAATGAGACACGATTTTAAAATATATAGTAGTAGATTGTTTAACGAAATGAATACATTCATTTATGTTAACGGAAGACCAGACCATCAAAAAGGTCATCATGACGATTTAATTATGTCAATTGCTATGGCAACATATGTTGCGGAATCTTCTTTTAGTAGTTTAACAAAAGTAACAGAACAAACAAAGGCTATGTTAAATTCTTGGTCGGTTAGTAATACTGAAAGTGTGTCAAATCAATTATCATTTAACCCTGTAATTCCGGTATATAATGAAAGTAGACAACCTAACGATAAAGAATCGATTAAGTCGCAGATAGAAAGAATCCCTAGACCAAGTCAAACTCCAACTCCAACAATAACACCAACAATACCTCCAACTCCAACAATAACACCAACAATACCTCCGACTCCAACACCAACACCAACTCCGAGTTTTACTCCGACACCAACACCAACACCAATAGAAATTTGTTATCTATCAACAGAATTTTTAGATTCAATAATAACTGAAAATGGTGATAATTTAATTGTAGATTGTCCCGAACCAACACCAGAAATTATTGACGCATTATTAATTGACGGTGAAACTTATTTATCACCAGGTGAAGACGAATATTTATTGTTTGTTGACCCATAATATAATATTTATAAAGTAAAAAAATGCCAAATTTAACAGGTAAAACAATAGGACAATTAATAACACTAACGGGTATTACAATAGATACACTATTTGCCGTAGAATATAGTGGTATAACATATAATATACCATTCTCAACCATAACTCAAACATTTGAGACTGGTTACCTTCCATTGAGTGGGGGTACTGTAACAGGGGTAACCGTATTTAATTCTGGGGTAACAATAAATCCAGATTTAGATGTTACAGGAAAAACAAAAACAAATACTTTGCAAGTGATGTCTGGGGCCAGTCCAGGATATGTACTAACTTCAGATGGTAATGGAAACGCGACTTGGCAACCCACCGTAACAGGAGGAACCGTATATCAACCAGTGACATTTAATAGTGGGGTAACATCAACAGAAGTTATAACACCACAAATTAAGACTGATAATGATATTAAATTTAGTTCCACAGTCCCAAATAAAAGGGCAAAATTCTCATCAGACGAAAAAACATTTGTTGATTTAACAAGTGGTGAATGGTCAGTTGGTGTTACCACCCCAACTGCAAAAATGCACATTGCGGGAACAACTAACGATTCTTCACAATACGCAGTAAAGGTTGAAGATAGTAGTGGAACGACTAATTTTTCCATTAGAAATGACGGATTAGTTACTATGGCGTTGGCTAAAACCAGTTTTATCGAATCTAATTCACCATTACTTATTAATAATGGTGACCAAGGTAATGTATATTTTGGTTCATTAAGCGCAATAACTGTGGATGTTGATAACATTAGAATAGGTGTTGGAACTTTAACCCCAACTGAATCACTTGACGTTACAGGAAATACCAAAATAGGTGGAACACTTAATATTGGAACTATTGGCGGAGGAAGTCCAATCATTAATTTAGGTTTAGATAACAGTGGAAATGTCGTTACAGGAACAACAGGTTCAATTACTTATAGTGGTGTAGGATTTTCTTTTAGACAACAATTAACAAGTGTAAATCCGTCTCAATTATCGACTTATTATACTACTGTCGTTAGTTCGAGTAGTCTTTTTTCAAGTCCAACATTAAACAAATATAATATACCTTTTAACTGTACATTAATTGGTTGTACAATCACAACGTACGCTCTTGGTAGCGGAGGTTCGAATGAACTTTCCACCGTTTATTTTAGAATAAACAATAACACAGATGTTTTATTATCAAATAATGTTTCATTTAGTGGAACTGCACCATTAATGCAATCGGTAATAAATTCAAGTCTTTCACAATCATTAAATGTGAATGACGAAGTTCAGATAAAATGGGAAACCCCTAATTGGATGTCAATACCAACATCTTGTGGAATTTTTGTTGACTTACATTTTATAAAAAATTAAAAATATGAGAATAGAATACGAATACGGTTTATTAAAACCAGACGGAACACCAAGAGAAGGTTGTAATAAAATTACATACAACGATGAGGGTGAAATGATTATGAAAGAATATTTACCAGATGGTCCACCAAAAGGATTAGCATTAGACGCAATTTTAAAAGCAACTCCGGAAGAATTAGAAGAGATAAAACGAATTCTTGGTATTATATAATTAAATCAATAATTACTTCAGTTTTTAAACTATTTAATTATAAAGATTTAAAGTTAAAATTATTACTATGGAAAATAATAAGAACGAAAAGAATTTAACGGTTTGGCAAAGACTACAAAGGGCTATGGGTCCTAACGCTTTGTTAAATCAGGATTATCCCACATATAAGTTTGATAAGGAACAATTACTTAAAACAAACTCCAAACAAGAATACGAGAAAGAAAAATTACAAGCTCAACAAACATTTTACTTAGCAAATCAATGGGCGAAAATTGAAAGTAATCTTTATACTCAAGCAGTTTATTACGAACCAACAAGATTGGCGTCATTTTACGATTACGAAAGTATGGAGTATACTCCTGAGATTTCAACTGCTTTAGACATATACGCTGAAGAATCCACAACTGTTAATCAAAATGGTTATATGTTACAAATTTATTCAGAATCAAAACGTATTAAATCAATCTTGGCTGACCTATTCAACAATGTGTTAGATATCAATATTAATCTACCAATGTGGACAAGAAACGCTTGTAAGTATGGTGATAATTTTGTTTATCTTAAATTAGATTCTGAAAAAGGAATTGTTGGTTGTATGCAATTACCAAACATAGAAATTGAACGTTTGGAGAGAGGTATGCCAGCGAAAACATCCAGACTTGAAGAACCTGAAGAAAACAAAGGTTTAAGATTTAAATGGAAAACCAAGGATATGGAATTTAATTCTTGGGAAATTGCTCATTTTAGATTATTAGGTGATGATAGAAAATTACCATACGGAACCTCAATGTTAGAAAAGGCAAGACGTATTTGGAAACAATTATTATTATCTGAAGACGCGATGTTAATATACAGAACCGCAAGAGCCCCTGAAAGACGTGTATTTAAAGTATTTGTAGGTAATATGGATGATAAAGATGTTGAGGCGTATGTACAACGTGTTGCTAACAAATTTAAAAGAGACCAAGTTGTGGATTCAAAGACAGGAAATGTTGATATGAGATTTAATCAAATGGCGGTTGACCAAGATTATTTTATCCCTGTTAGAGACCCGGCACAAGCATCACCAATTGAAACTTTACCAGGTGGTCAGAACATGGGAGAAATTGCGGATATTGAATACATCCAAAAGAAATTATTAACGGCTCTCCGAGTTCCAAAAGCTTTCTTAGGTTTTGAAGAACCAGTTGGTGGCGGAAAAGATTTATCATTATTAGATATTCGTTTTGCAAGAACAATTAATAAGATTCAAAAATCAATGATTGGAGAATTAAATAAGATTGCAATTATTCATTTATTTTTATTAGGTTTTGAAGATGAGTTAAATAATTTTACACTAACATTAACAAATCCTTCTTCTCAAGCCGATTTATTAAAAATTGATGTTTGGAAAGAAAAATTATTAGCTTATAAAGACTCCGTAACCGCAATTGAAGGTATTGCTCCGACATCTGTATCTTGGGCTAAAAAACATATACTTGGATTCTCTGATGATGAAATTAAACTTGACTTACAACAACAAAGAATTGAGAAGGCCGTTGGTGCTGAATTAACAGGAACTGCGACAATCATTACTCATACAGGTATATTTGATAATGTAGATAAATTATATAAAGTTGTTACAGGTTCAACAGCATCTGCAGCAACTCCACCACCACCTCCTGGCGGAGGAGAACCTGGTGGAATGGGAGGTGAAGAAATGGGTGGAGGAGCTCCACCACCTCCACCGGCACCTGAAGCGGCGGTAACACCTGAGTCATTTAAAAAAGATAATTTAAATATTCTATTAGAATCTGAAGGTCTAATTAATGAAGATTCTTACATAGATTTATCAAAGGCGAGAAATTCATTAGGAGAAATAGAAAAACAATTAAGAAATATTCTAAAAGATTAATATTTATATAAAAAATATAAAAATGAAATTTGGTATTATAAAATCAAAAATAGAAAAAGTATTATTAGAATCTTACTCTAATAACACATTTAAAGACGAAATTAAAAACTTTAATTATTTAGTTTTAGCAAATAAAAATTTAAGTAAACTATATTACTTGTATGATGAATTAAACTCCAACAAAGGATTAAATGAATCTGTTGCGAAAGACTATATTAACGAGTCAATTAAAATTTACGAAAATACCTTAAATAAAATAACTGAATCAGATTTAAAAAAATTAAATATTTGGTTATCTGATGTTAAATGTAACAACATTTATGAACACGTTGATAACGTTTTTAATTTAGATGTGTTAAACATAGAATCAAATATCAAAGCAAAAAAAGTTGTTACTGAGTCATTAAAAAGAACTCCTATTAAAAAACAAGAACCTGTTAATATTCCTATTAGTGCAATGGTTAAGGTCGCAAACAAAACAATCTCAAACTACGTAGAGAATTTAAATGAGTCTGAAAAACAAGAATTAACAAGACTTCTTAAAGAAGACGACAAAGATTTAAAGTTAAAATTTCAATTAGTTAAAGAAAGTCTTTTGACAAAATTAGAGAATATGAAATCATCTGAATCGGACGTAACAATTCATTCAAGAATAGATGAAACATTAACAAAAGTTTCTTCAGAAAAATACGACAAGTTAACTTACTTTAAGTTAAAGAATTTAAACGAAAATCTTTAATTTGATTTAAACTTTTTTTGAACGTAAATTGCCTTCTTTAGAGAGTCCCTGTCCTTTACGGATTTTTTGGTGTACTCTTTTCTCTCAATCAATTCAGATTGTTGTCTTGTCTTAATAATCTTACTTTTGTAAATCTTCAGAGCTTTTTCAAGCGACATATTTTTATCTAATTTTACAATAATCATATTATACAAATATCGCCAATATAACAATTTTTTTGACAATGATATCATTTATACTTAATTTTTTTAAAAATAAACTTTTAAACAAATGAAAATTAATGAAAAAAGGAAAAACCTGTAAAATTCAGGGATTCAAAAAAATGAAATCGGTATATGGAACTGTAGATTCTGTCGATTTCAAATCTGTATATTTGAATATACAAACTTGGGTATTACCCATAAAACATTCTCTAAATTGGTCAAGGGTTGTTTTAAATATGAGTAGAGAAATAAAACATTTAATATTTGAATTATTAGATAAGGATATGTTAAAAGATAATTTTATAGTTGATTTAGATTTAAGAGCAAGCGGAATTGTCGTATCAAAAAAATCATTTTTAAATCTTGAGATAAATTTTTACTTAAAAGAAGAAATGAATTTTAAATCTGAGAAATTAAAATCATATATGAAAAAGATTTCAAAAGAAATTTCAACCCATATTTTTAACAAAAGTGAATATTTTACATTTAGTTTAAAGAAACAACCAAAAGAAAAAGTTGCACAAACTGATAATCTTTAATATTTATATTAAAAAAATATTATGGAATTAAAGATTTTAAAACCCGGACAATCAGGTAAGGGAATCCTTATCGAAGAAGATGCGGGCTATATTTCCCCAACGGATAGTAGAAATATGGACATTATTAAAGAGTCCAAAAATATGTTAGACCACTCAAAACCATTTGAGTTTTATGCCGTATTACAGAAATACAATACACCAAATAGAAACGGTAGAGTTTACCCTGAAAATATCTTAAAAAGAGAGTCTCAGAATTATAAAAAAATGATTGAGAAGGGAACTTCTCTTTCTGAATTAAATCACCCTGAATCATCTTTAATTGATTTGGATAGAGTATCTCACATTATTACAGATATTTGGTGGGACGGACCTATTCTAATGGGTAAACTTAAATTATTAACTTCACCAGGTTTTCATGAAAGAGGAATTGTATCAACAAAAGGAGATATGGCGGCAAACTATTTAAGACAGGGAGTGACTTTAGGTATATCATCAAGAGGAGTTGGCTCACTTAAAAAAGTTGGTGAACAAAATGAAGTTCAAGATGATTTTGAATTAATTTTTTATTTAAATAAAAATAATTATGAACGAAATGGATGAAAAGTATTTTGTGGCAAAGATAACCATCGATATGGTAGATGCCGAATCAGGAAAAGTAAAAAAACAAAAAGAAGAAAAATTGGTTAGAGGGTATTCTCCAACCGATGTTGAGGCGAAAGTAACAAAGATTTTTGAGGCTTATACGCAAGATTGGAGAATCACAGCAATTGTTGAAAGCAAAATTGATGAAGTGATAGAATAAATCAAATTTCAATGATTTTAAAAGGAGGGAAATAAAATCCCTCCTTTTTTGTTTTCAGCATATTTATATTAATATGAAATATTTTCTATCTGAAAAACAACTTAAAGTAATAGAAGAATCTTGGAAAAAAAAGGAAGAAGACCCTATTGCAACACATATTAGAAAATGTCTTAAAGATGTATACAAACCTTTAGGATTTTGGGGGTCAATTCAAAATCCTGATAATAACTGTGAAACTGGTGAAGGGGTTATTAGAGCATATCCTCATCTAGCCGGAGAAGACGAATGGTCAATATTAAATAGATTTGACACAAACACAAAAGTCAGAGACAGAATAAAACAAATTTTTTTAGAAAAAAATCCTGGACAGGAATTAACATCAAGTAGTTTAATAGATTTTATTGAAAATAATAAAAAAGAACTATTTAATGGTGATTACACCGATGAATTAGTTGCGCTTAATAAGTCAACAATTGAATCGGGTAATAGAAATGAAAAATTTGCAATCGATGTGCTAAAAAAATATTTTGGTGATACGGGAATTATAAAAAGATTTTGTTCAGGTGATGTGAGAGACACGTTAAAAGGGATGGACTTATCAGTTGAGGTTGGGAGTGGTTCATTTCACGTACAGGTAAAACCTTTTGAAGAGGTTAAGAGTTATGTCGATGAAGAAAATGCCGACACTTATTTCCAATTAAAAACATATTATAATCCGTCAAAATATTCCGAAAAGAATGTTGATATTATATTTTTTGTAAATTTTGATTCTCAAAAATATATTCTATTTGCAAATAATAAAAAATATATAGTCGCAAAATCAACAAACTCTGTCGCTTTTTATGAACCGTATTTATTAACCAATATAGAATTTAACACCCAATACAAAAAAAGAAAACAATCTAAAAATAAACAAACCAAAAAAGATTATGTTAAAGATTTATTTAAAGTTAACATAAGAAAACTTAAAGATTTGGAGTTTAAAAAAGAAGCGTTAGAGAAACTTATTCAGAAAGAAAAAAAGAAATTAGAATCAATAGGTCAAGGAAAATTAGACCTTTAATTAAAATATTTATATTCATCAAGTGTTAAAATAAAAACTTTTTAACATTTGGATATATTTATATACAAATAAAACCAAACAAAAAAAATGGCAAAAGAAAAATCAATCGTAGAAGAGGCAATCATTCAGATGAAAAATCTTGAAGAGGCTGTTGCCGAAAACGCAAAAGGAATACTTGCGTCAACAATGAAGCAAGAAATCAAAGAATTGGTAAAAGAATCTCTATCTGAAGAAGAAGAAGAGGTTGAAGATGAAACCGAAGTTGAATCGGGTTCTGACGACTCAATGAACATGGACATGGGTATGGACATGGGAGACACCGAAAATGAAGTTGGTGATGAGGAAGAAGAGGAAGATGAAAACGAGGAAGAAGATGAAGAAGAAGCAATTGACTTAACTGACGAATCAGATGATGAAGTTATTCGTGTATTTAAATTATTGGGACCTGATGATAACATCGTTGTAAAGAAAGATGAGGCGGGTAACATTAACATTAAAGATGGGGATAAAGAATATATGATTGTTGGCGAAAGCGTTGAGGAAATGGACGAAGAAATGGACGAATCTTACGAAGAAGAGGAACTTGATGAAGAAATGGATTTTATGGATGATGAATTTTCAACAGAAGACCGAGAAGAATTTACAGATGAACTTGGAAGTATTTTCAAAGATGAAATGGATGAAAATATTTACGAATTAGAAATGGATAACATTGCTGATGATGAGTTTTCTGGAGATGCTGAGGTTGGAGGAGAAGATGAAACTATCGTTTACGAAATCGAATTCAATGAATCTGATGAATTAGAAGAAGAAGAAGAAGAAGAAGAAGAAGAAGAAGAAGAATTCTTCGAGGAAGATGAAAGTCTAATGGAGTCCAAAAAAATGAAAATAAAAGCAAAAGGTGTTGGAATGGGTTCACCAAAATTCAAATACAATTCTAAACCAAATATGTCAGGAGGTTTCAAAGAAAAAATGAAACAAGGTCCTAAATCAGTTGGTACAGGAAAAGCGAAATTTGAATACAAAGAAGGTGAAAACATGGACGGCAAAATGAAACCTGTTAAAAAGGGAGCGAAAAAAATGGAAACAAAAGAAGCGTCTCGTACTTTAGGAAATGGTTCTAACTTTAGAAAAGGAGGTCTTCCAAAAAGAAGAGCTCACTCAAGTGCTAATACAGCAATCAAAGAAAACTTTGATTTTAAAGAAGTTGAATTACTTAGAGAAAAGAACGAAGAATACAGAAAAGCTCTTAATGTTTTCAGAAATAAACTTAACGAGGTTGCAGTTTTCAATTCAAACTTGGCTTACGCTACAAGATTGTTCACAGAACATTCTACGTCAAAACAGGAGAAGATTAATATTTTAAGGAGATTTGATAGTGTTGAA